ATAAGAGTTTTAGAGTTTGGAGATGATATTTTAGATGAAAAATAAGGAGCTTAATAGCCCCTTAAAATTTATTTTAAGGCTATAAAGATAAAGATAAAGATAAATCTAAAGAGTAAGATAAAGAAAAGATGAATGGAACTAAAATTAACAAAAGAGAGAAAAGAGATATTAAGTCATCCAGCCAGATTCAAGGTAATCACGGCAGGGCGGAGATTCGGAAAGTCGGTGCTGGGGTTAATGTTTCTATTAAAGGGGGCAATGTTGCAGGGCGAAAATCGTTGGTATCTAAGCCCAACTTACAGGCAAGGCAAACTAACAGTATGGCCAATACTAAAGTCAATTATCAGGAATCAACCAGACTGGAAGATCAACGAGACGGAGCTAAGTTGTACTCGGTCAGGTGCTACGATTGCGATTAAGGGAAGCGATGCAAGTGACAGCCTTAGAGGGGCAGAACTTTCAAGAGTTGTTCTTGATGAATATGCCTATCAAAAAGCAGGAGTATTTGAAGAAGTGATTTATCCTATGCTAACCACTACTCATGGTAATGCTTTAATGATTGGAACACCTGATGGATTTAGCAATAATAATTTCTATGATTACTTTTTAAAAGGTCAAGGGGAAGATGAGCAATGGAAGTCTTGGCAGTATAAGACTATTGATGGAGGATTTGTAGATGAAAAAGAATTAGAGTTAGCTAAGAGCAACTTAGACGAGAGAGCTTATAGACAAGAATTTATGGCAAGTTTTGAAACAGCTGCTAATCGTGCAGCTTGGGCTTTTGATAGGGAGAAGCATGTTATTAAAGCAGAAGAGTTATCAATCAATTTCGTTATCGGGATTGACTTCAACGTAGATTATATGTCAGCCGTTCTTGCTTGTATTTATTCAGACCAGACGATCCATTATGTAGATGAAATTAGAAGGAGAAACTCGTCTACTGAAGCATTAGCTATTGAGATGAAATCTTTATGGCCAGGAGTCACAGAGGTGTATCCTGATCCAGCAGGAACAGCCAGAAGTACAACTTCAAATAGAAGTGATCATCAAATTCTTAGAGACCACGGATATAGAGTTTTTGCAGCAAGAAGGCATCCAAGTCATCGTGATAGATTAAACGCTCTAAATAGAAAATTAGAAGATGCTAACGGCGTTGTTAAAATGACAGTAGATCCTAAGTGTAAATATTTAATAAAAGATTTAGAACAAGTTCAGAGAGACAGGAAAGGTGGCATTGATAAAGGCAATATTGAATTGACCCATAGTTTAGATGCCGCAACATATTTGATTTCTTATAAGTGGCCCATAGTTCAACGCATAGCAACCTCAATGAAATGGTAAAGAAAAAATGATAGTTGAAACTAAAGACCATGTAAGAAGTTCGTTAAAAGACTTCCTTTCAAATGTAACTAATGATAATGTTGAAGAACGCTATCGAAGTTTGTCTTATTACGAAGGAATGCAAGGAGAAATGGAAACAGATTTAGGGAGGTATTTCCCTTTAAAATCTTTAGAAGTGCCTTTGATCGTCCAAAATATAACATCTAAGCTAATAAACGCTCGTTGTATTGGATACAAAGAAGCTCCTTCAAGAGAGAACGAAACATATTTAGAACATGTAAAAGATTTAGATCAGACCATGTTAACTGCTGAACGATTAACATATTTATTAGGATCTCATTTGATCCGTAGTAGGTTCAACGAAGAAACTAATATGATTGAATATGATCAGATTATTGAATTTGAACCAATATTTGAAGCACGAGGTCGAGAACCTTTTGCGTATATATATCCTATTTATAATCATGGGCAATCAAGACAGACTAAAGTTGTTTATGCTTATTGGTCTGAAGAAGAGCATTTCTTAATTGACCAAAACGGAGCTATTGAATCAATTAATGAGGGCAATATTAATCCATACGGAACTCTTCCTTTTACTGTATGCCACAGGCATCCTTATACAACTGATTTTATTCGTAATGGTGCAAGTGATATTGTGAACGCTAATCTAATGATCAATCTATTAATGACTGAGCTTGGTTTAGCTATGAGATTACAAGCATTAGGTCAGCCAGTTATTACAGGAATAGATGGAGCGAGTGAAGTTTCATTAGGAGTTGATAAGCCAATGGTTCTACCAGAGGGTGCATCATTCCAATTTGTTTCTCCTGGTGCTAACATAGATGCTTATTTAAATGCTGTAAGATTTTATGTTGATTCAGTTGCTTATAATAACAATTTGAAAGTCAAATGGTCTATAGGTAGAGAAGCTACTGTAAGCGGTGAATCTTTAAAGATGGCTGAGATAGATCTTACTGAATCCGTTATGTCCGATTATCAAATGATCTGGAGAGGTGTAGAGAATAAAAGATTTGAAACAGATAGAACTATATTAGAAACCCATAACATTAGAGTTCCAGATGAATATAGCGTAGACTTTAGTGAGCCAAGATTTCCTCTAACCGCTCAAGAAGAACGAGAGCAATGGGGTTGGGAATGGGAAAACAATTTATCTACTACTAAAGACTGGTTAAGAAAATATAATCCAGATTTAAGTGATGAAGAATTAGATGAAAAGGTAGCAGAGATTGTACCAGAAAAACCAGAAGAGTCTAAAGAATCAAGTGCTGGGTCTTTCTTAGCAGAAGCATTGAATAGCGAATGAGTGAATTAGATAAATTTAAAAAGGAATATTTGTTAATGGTCAGTCGGATGACAGATCAAGTATTTCAATTAATAAAAGCTGGTCAAACTAAAGACGAGATCCTCGACCTATTATCTAAAAGAGATTTCAAAAAAGTTATTCTGGCGGATCAAGAATTTAAAAAAGCTTATAATGAATTGAATGGTCTATATGGAAAAGCCTTAAAGAATATGGATAAGTTTGCTGATATATCTCCTAATACATTATTAGCGATTACAAAAATGAATCAATCTCAGTTCTTTGATAAAATGGCAGTTGATATCGCTACATCGTTAAAAGGTAATTTAACCTCGGGCATATTAGGGGGATTAAGCAAGAACGATATTATTAAGGGCGTAACAACCTCTCTACGACCAGATCAGATAGATACATTAGTAACTACCGCACTAAGTAATTATACAGCTTCTATTAACTCTTTAATGGCGGATCAATTACCTAAGAACGTTGCTTATGTTTACACTGGTCCAGTCGATAAAAAGACAAGACCTATTTGCTTGCAACTTATGTCAAGCGGACAATTAACGAGGTCCCAAATAAATGGAATCGTTTCTAATGGTTTTATTGAGCGTGGTGGATATAATTGTAGACACCAATGGAGATTACTTACTAAACAGACTCAAATGTTTGATCCTAAAGGAGCTAAGAAAGAAGCTAAGCTAAGGGGGGTTTCTTTAAGTGGCTAAAGCTAAACCAATAGACAGCATGTTTAATAAGCTAACAACTAAGCAGAAGATGATAAAGCTTGGGGAAGAAATGATTGGTCTTATAATTGAAAGAACGCAACGAGGTTATGGAGTTGATGGATTATTTAAAGCCTACTCAACAAAGGGTATAAAGCCTTATTGGAAAAGAAAACAAGAAGGTAAAATCAAAAGACAATCGGCAAAGCATAAGCCAGGCAGCCCAAGAGATGTCAATCTTACTTTAACGAATGATATGTTGGGCAGTTTAAAAGTCAAGCTCGGGAGAACTAATGAGGATCAGGTTACAATAGGCATGCCACCTCAAGAAGCGATAAAAGCAAACGCACAAGAATTACAAGGGAGAGCCATTTCAACTACTTCTAAACCAGTAACGGAAATGGAAGAAAAATTTATTGCTGAATTCTTTAATAAGGAAATTAAGAAAGCTATGAAAGATGCAAGCGGTAAGACAGAGATAGTAATTGGATAACAACTCACAAAAGAGGATATAAATGTCAGAACAAGAAGTCACTCAGGACGTAAAAACTGAAGCCATCGCTCAGGATGTAAAAACTGAAGCCGTAAACAGCAACGATAAAGCTGATGATTATAGTGTTCCAGGGTATCGTTTTAAAAAAGTCAATGAATCAAACAAAAACCTCGAAGCTGAAAACATGGAATTAAAGTCAAAGATAAAAGATAGAGAGATCGCAGAAGCCGAACAGAAAGAAGAATATAAAAATCTTTATGAAGAAGCTAAAGCCGATCGAGACAAATTTCGTGATGATGCTCAAAAGTTCTATTCAATAGAGCAATCAAGGAAAGAAAGATTACTTGAATCTTTTCCAGAAAACCTTAGAGAGAAAATGTCTAAGTTAGATTCTGAAACGCTGGAACAAATGAAAACAGAATTTACAAATAAAATACCTCAAGTAGATAATAGTGGTGGGGGAGTATCTGGCGGAAAAGTATTGGAATGGAAAAACCTTTCAGACTCAGACCGAAAGAGAAACTTTGCTGATATTATGAGGAAAAAATAGAAAGATAAACAATGGCAAATATTACAGTCAGTACAGCTGCCAAGTTCATCCCAGAAGTGTGGAAAGATGCAATTCTTGATTATGCTGAAGCAAACTTCAGAATTCGTAATCAAGTAACTAATGTTTCTGACATAGTTTCTGGCGATACAGTACACGTTCCGAGAATTTCTCAGGAAACTGCAGCTGCAAAGTCTGCTGATACAGCGGTCACTTATTCTGCTCAAACAGATGGTGAAGTATCAATTTCAATAGATCAACATGCTTATGAAGCAAAAAGAATAGAAGATATTGTAAGAGTGCAGGGATCATACGACCTCTTTTCTCTCTATGCAAAAAGCATGGGATATGCTTTAAGTAAGAAGATTGAAAACCATCTTGCCCTTCTAATTCAAACAGCTACAGCAAATGACGTTACTCTGTCTACAGATAACACATTTACTACTGCTCTGGTACGTTCTGGCTTACAGAAAATGCTTGACGTTAATGTAGACTACACCAATGGAGATACGCATTTCTATGCTTCCCCAGCAGGTTATATGAGTCTAATGAGTCTTGGCGAATTCTCTGACTTCCAAGAACGTGGTCCAGAAGCTGGTGGCGGTGCTGGTCCAAATATTACTGGTCAGCTTGGAGCCATTTATGGCATGCCAGTTTATACCAGTGTAGATTGGGACGATGATGGTGGAACAGGCGATGAAACAGCTTCCATATTCACAAAAGAATCGGTTATGTTTGCAATGCAAATGGAGCCAAGAGTTCAATCAGTATATGACATCGACCATTTAGCTACAAGTGTAGTAGCCGATGTTTTATTTGGAGCTTCTTTGACTCAAGCGGTAGGAACTGCTGCAGGTCAAATAGTTAATTTTAACAATCCTTAAACTGGATAGTTGAATAACATAGGTGGGGAGCTTTAATTAGCTCCCTAACCTTTTTAAAATTTAAAGGAATAGAATTATGGCTATAGATTTAACCAACGTTGCCGTCTCTACAGGATACGTCCAACTTTTACATATCGATGGCGGAGTTGGTGGGTCTGTCACTCGAGTTTATGATGGTGACGGAACAGGAACACCATTACAAATATCTACATCAGAAGTGCAAATTATAGATGGATCTTACAATTTTGACATAGCTTCTCACGATGGCACGAATGGATTAAAATTAGGGGGAACTTTAGTCACGACAAGTGCAGCTGAATTAAACTTATTAGACGGAATTGTAGCAGGGACAGTTTCTGCTTCTAAATTTCTTTTAGTAGACAGCAATAAAGATTTAAGCGGAATTCGCAATTTAACAGGAACTGGAACAGCTCAATTTGCTAATTTTACAGCCACAGGGAATACAAGTATTGGCGATGCTGTTTCAGATACAGTTGCAGTCAATGCTACAATCACAACAAATTTAATTTTTGAAGGATCTACTGCTAATGATTATGAAACTACTTTAGCAATAACAGATCCAACTGCTGATAGGACTTGGACTATTCCAGATTCTACAGATACTTTTGTAGGAAAAGTGACCTCCGATACTTTAACAAATAAAACTTTAACTGCTCCTGATATTAATACACCTGATATTGATGGTGGAACAGTAGATGCAATCACTTCTTTAACAGTAGCTAATTCAGTTGATGTTGGAAACTATACAATCACAGCTAATGGATTTACTGCTGACGGAACTATTCAATATGGAAGTTTATCTGATGGTGCAATAACCATTACCGCTTTTGAGTCAAGCTTAACAAGTGGAGCAGCTTTAGTTCCAACTTCAGCAGCCGTTAAAACTTATGTAGATGCTCAAGTAACTGCCCAAGATTTAGACTTCTCTGGGGATTCTGGCGGTGCATTGAATATAGATTTAGATTCTGAGAGCTTAACACTCACTGGTGGAACTGGTGTTGTGACTGTAGGCTCTGGAAATACAATGACTTTTAATTCAGTAGATTCAGAAATTGTACATGATAGCTTAAGCGGATTCGTTGCTAATGAGCATATTGATCATACCTCGGTTACTTTAACTGCTGGT